TAGGGCTAGTAGGTAGTCCTACTGTAGTTGGGGGATTAATTGTTTCTGTTTTTCTAACATAATTATTAAATTTTTCATCAGTATAAGCATAGTAAGTAGTACTTGAACTATAATCATCATATACACAGGCTCTTACAAAATTAGTATTACTTTCAGAAGGCGTTCCTTTTGAGGTTTTAGTTCCAGTAACTCTTGCTTGCCAATAACTTTTTACAGAAGCAGTTGTGTAGTTTCCATTTGTATCTAATCTTGTTGCTGATTGATTATATGAATATAAAGTATTTGTTGTAATATTTGAACTTCCTCCTAAACTATCCCAACTTGTTACTGAAGTATTTGGAAGTATATAATGGTCATCTATGTTTACAAACGCGGTAAACTGTGTTCCTACACTTGTTCCTGAATTTGTTATTTCAGGTCTATATAGTCCATGAGAGTGCCAACTACATCCACCTATTTTTTGACTTTCTTTTCTAGTAGGACTTGCACCTTGATATTCCCATGCACATCCATTTCCTACAATAGTTCTTTTTGGTACAAGCACTCCATCTATATCAAAAGGAGAATTTAACTCAAACTCAATACTTGCTGCGTCCTCACTTGATATTTTATCTATAATCCAAACTTCTCTATTAAATTCTATTGGAGTTACTCCTGAACTTGTTTCGCTTGCTCCACCTACTATATATTTAGCAAGGGTAGTTCTACGAATTATTTTTTTACCTAATAATTTTGTGTAATCTCCACCTATTGCTTCTTTGAAACTTACTTGAGCATTAGTACTATTTGTTGCAGAAGAGACTCTTAATCTTGGTCTTGCCATTGCTCCTGATTGATTTTTTTCAAAACCATCTGCTGTAATTGGCAAAGTATAATAAGTATTTAATTGATTATTTGTTGCATAGTCATACATTTGTATAGGATCATTATTTGCATTATTATATCCACTAAATCTAACATAAGTTCCATCTGCTTTTTCTATTTCATACATATGTAAAATAGAACCAGGGGTTAGTGTTTGTATTGCTGCAATTAAACTCATTATTCGTAAACTCTCTCTAATTTTGTCTGTAAATCATAGTAGTCATCATATGCCCAAGATTGAGTCCAATCAGAACAAAGTACTTTAATTGTTGTTTCTGAGCCTCCTTCTGCATAAGTGAAGTTAAAAGAGGTAATACCTGCTTTAGTTTCTAAAAAATTTGTTATATCGTCTATATCTGCTTTTGTTCTGTTTGCAAAATTTAAACTAAAAACTTCATCTAATGGATTGATTCCATTTCCTACTCTTTGTGAATATCCATCCCCAAATTGAGTTTTAAAAGTTCTAGGGTTTGATTTTCTAGTAAACCCTTTATCTGGTACTGCTTGTCCGAGGCTTCCGCCTACGTTAAATCCTATTGCCATTAGTAACTACTTAACAGGCCTCCTGTCCTTTGCTGTTTAACAATCTCTTGTTGTACAGCCGCTGCGATACTGCTTCCAAATGCTTTTGCTTTTTCGCCTTCCATTTTAAAGTCTGTTCCACCTTCAGTCATATTTACAGTAACGTTTACATTGTTTGTTCCACTGCTTCCTTCTAACATTTTTACTGGTATAGACTTATCATTTCCTAATGGTACGACAGCTTCTGTTCCGTGTAGTGTTGCAGGATAACCAGCTTCTGGTCCATCTGCTACTCCACCACTTCTATAAGAACGATATCCACCTCCAGCTCCTGGTTGCATGACTCCGCCTTGTCTTGCAGGAGTTCCCCCCATTAATGCTGATAGTCCTGCTGCTGCTCCTGGGTTTGCCATACCTGTTACAGCCATTATAGCTGCTAGTATCATTTGTTTAATTATCATTTTTGTTATATCTGCTAGTATAGAAATTGCCATATCTCCAAAAGCTTGTTTCATAGTTTTTGTGCCTTGTGCCACGGATACTAAAGCTCCTGCCATATCATTTGCAAGTCCTTCTGTTAATCTTGTTGATATACCTTGTTGTAATTTTAAAGCTGAATTTACTTTTTCTACTTCATAGTATTGAGCTGCATAAGCTGCTGTTTGTTGGTCAATCATAGCTACTTTAGCTGCTTGGGCATCGGCTTCACTTCCTCCTGCAGTTATCGTATCATCGTACGCATTTGCTCCTTGCAGTTCTATATCACCTCTTTTACCTAGTACAAAATCTCTTTGTTTATTTATAAAAGAACTACCAAAACTACCTGCACCTAATCTTTCTTGTGATCTAGTAAGAGATAGTCCACTTTCTGCAAAAGCTAATTTTGCTTTTTCTTTTGCAATTCGTAATTCTTCTCTAGCTATATCTAACTTTTCTTGTCCTAAATCTACTTGTTTGTTTAAATCTTCTAAATTTAGGTCTGTTGCTTCTGCATACTCTTGAGTAGCGATGAGTCTAGCTGCAGCTAATTCATTTTCTAGATTTGCTATACCTTGTCTTTTTTGGTCTAAATTATTTAAGAAAAGTAATCCTGCTTGTTCTTCTTTATTTGCATTTACAGATAATCCAATTGCTTCAAATTTTAATTTATTATTAGCTTTTCTTATTGTATTCTCTTCTCTTATATTATTTAATATTTCGGTACCATAACCTTTTAATAATTTTGCACTACCTTTGTCGTCTTCTGTAGTTTTGCCATCTAACTTCTGATTATTTTGCATGTCTAATGTTCTGTTATTAAATAAGGTATCAGAAGCTTTATCGCCAAAGTTATATTGATCGTCTATTTCTCTTAAGATTTTATTTATATCAAATTTTCTTTCTTCATATTTCGTTTTATTGCTTTTTCCTACGCCTTTATCTGTGAAATAGTTTTTAACATCTTTTTCATCTTTAAACTCTTCTCCTAATGCTGCATTAATTGCATCTAATCCTAATTGAGTACCTGCTATATTTTCAATTGAACCCATAGCCAGGTCTACTGAGTTTCTAAAAGCTCTTTTGTCCTTTGGTTTACCTTTATGTTCTCCTGTTATTAGCTCTTGGTTTCTGCCAACGAAAGAAAATGTTGCTCTTTGCTCTATTGCTTTTGTCATATCTTTATTTGCTTGTTCACGGGCTAAAAATGCATTTTCTCCAAATGCACCTGATTCGTTGTCAGTTAAAGTTTGTATTGATTTTTGTAATTTAGTAAATTTACTTGTAGGAGCTCCTGTTATTAAACTTTGAAATTGTTTTGATACTTCTTGAAGTTGTTCTGCCATTTGACCTAAAGCCTGTCCAACTGACATAATTGAGTTAGCTACACCCATAATTTCTTTTGTAGCTCCTTGATCAATTACTTTACCGCTCATCATATCTATCAAAGGCTTCATTTCAGGATTTAGTCTTGCTATTCTTTCTGCTGTTTCCGCAAATTTACTTAATGTTTCTTTGTCTGCTCCACCTCTTACAGCTTCATTATAGTCTCTAATTATTTGTGCAACATCTGATGTTTTTAAGGAGTTTGCTTGTTGTACTACTTTTTCTATAGAAGTAGAAAGTAAGCCTAAAGAAGATACTTTTTCCATTCTATATAGTTCAGTATTTAACTCTCCCATAGTTTCCCCTAACTCTTTCATTTTCTTTTCAAAAGCAGTTGCTTCTTTTTTAGGGAAAAACTTTTTATAGAGAGCCTGTACAGCAATAAGTACAATACTTATCCAACCAAAAGCACCTAAAATTCTACCACCCCATTTTACAGCGGTGGCTCCAAATCTAGCTGTAGCTGCTGTAGCTGTAGAAGCTCCTGCTTTAATAGTTGCCCAAGTTTTATTACCAACTATACCTAGTTGTTTAAATTGTAATTTTGATTTTGTTAAACTACCTTTTAAACCTAACTCTTGATGTTTTATGTATTTGTCAAATACCAATTGGTCTTGTCTAGTAAACCTACCAATAATATTATTTTTTTGTTTTAAATGTCTTTTTAATACTCCGAGTTCTTTTGCATTTAATTTTTTACCTTTAGCAGCTTTTTGTAAAGTAGCACTTTGATCTGACATATCCATACCAGATAACATGCCTTGCATACCTGTTCTACCTCTATCTGTAAACTCTTTCTGTGCACTTTTGCCTATGTCCCCACCTGTTTTTATCTTCTCTATCATTTTAGAGTCTTTTTTTAAGCTTTTTGCCATGCGAGTAGAAGCGTCGGCTGTATCAGAAAACTTACTTGCCATTTTACCAAAATCTGGTAATATTTGGGAAAGAATTGGAGCTGCAAGTAGTCCTAATACTCCTATAAGAGATAGTAAATTTTCTTTAAAAAATTGTACTACTGGAATAACCACTTCAATTACATTAACTTTGATAACTTTCATTAAATCGTCAAATTCTTTAGCAAACTGTCCTAGTGCAAAAGCATCAGGATCCATAATAGTTGCTATAGCTCCGAATTTTCTTTCCGCTTGGTCTAATACTTCATTTGCTACTGCTTGTGATCTTTCAAATGCGTTTAACTCTGTTCTTGCTTTACCTATAGATATAGCGTATTTTTCTGTTGCTGGCTCTAGTCTTAATATGATACCTAATTCATCTAATAATTCGGGCTCTGCTTTCGTCACACCTCTTATTAATCTGTTAAAGGCATCAGTTACATCTCTACCAAGAGCTAATGATGCATTTTTTGCGGCGGTTCCAAGACCTTCTAATTGACTACGTGTTAATCCTGCAGCACTACCAATAGCAACAGCTGAAGCTGCTTCTTTGAATGTAATCATATCTGCAGTAGCTTTTTGAACAGAAGAAGTCATAGTTGCAAAGGCCTGACCAGTTACAGCACCAAAAGTCTTTTGACCTTCAATCATATTTCTGGTTTCCATTGCGTCTTGTAAAAATCTAAATGCTGCTGAAACGGCGAATACCTGTGCAGCGATTGTCGCATAAATAGGCACAAGTCCCCCACCAATAGTTTGGGCTTGTTTTGAAAATGCTTTTGTTGAGTTTGATGTTTGTTGTGATAAGGATTTTAGTCTTCTATCGCTTTCTTGTACATTCTTTGCGACTGAACCAACGTCTTTTCCAGCTTTCTTTGCGTTTTTACCTAGATTCTTTAACGAACCATCATCAGTAATTTTAACCTTAACCGAACCGCCATCTCTTTTCTTTCCTGCCATTATTTTTTATGCTTTCTCTCTTGTGCCATTCTTTCGTTTATTGAACGACTATTGAGAGCCTCGATGTTTTTTAGCCAAAAAACACATTGTTTCTTGTCTTCAACTTCGTATATATCCATTATTGTTCCTAGTGCTGATAAATCTTTTCCAAAGTAAGACCCAGACATTCCGTCCCATCTGTCAGGTAACATATCGTGAATTGAAAATGCTATCTGCACCTCGTAGGGTAAATCCACACGAGAGGGAGGCATCTTATTAGGGTCGGGTTCTTGTCCCAGTTGTTCACAGACTTTTAAATACTTATCTAAATCTATGTCATGTTTAAAAAATCTTTCTAAATCCGCAAGTAGTAATGTTACTTGCGTTCTGTAAAATTTTCTAAATCACCAACTTGTTCAGTTACCCATGTATCGAAATCGTTTGAATTTTTCATTAGAACTTCACAATTATCTTGTGTAAATTCTAAGCAATCATTTGCATCGACTCCTGATGTATCAACTAATAGAAGCTCTTCTAAGTATTTATACTTCAGTCCAGTCCAGTTTTTTATAACTGCGGATATATACTGAGGTAGGAATTTATCTGCATCGAATTCTTCTTCGTATGCTCTAGTTTTCTTATTAAACTTATTAGTTACGCATTTATTACGTAATTTTAGTAACTCTTCTCTTGCAAGATAAGTTAGTTTAACTTTGAAATTTTCCATCCCAGGATAATCAAATTCTACGGTTTTGCTAGGAGCAAGTAAGCTCTTAAGCGATATTGGTTCTTTTTTTAATTCTTGTACTACTTCTTTATTTTCCAATTTTATTCTCCAAAAATGAATGAGTGAGGATTGGAACCCTCACTCACCCTAGTTTATATTATGAGGTGTAAGTTACACTCACTTCATTTGTTGCATTAGCTGCTGTAGCTGATGACATATCAGATGCTAATCCGTGGAAAGCTACATCTACTGATACTACATCTTCAATACTATGTGAAGGTAGTTCTAAATGCGCTTTTGGTAAAGCTACTGAACATCTTGGGGTACTAGTACCTCCGCCTATTCCAAAGGTTAAGGCGAACGCGTTAGTAATAACTCCTCTTGATTCTTGAAGTTTCTCAAATAAGTCTAATGACCCATTTGCTACATCATTCAAGTAACAAGTAAAGTTTCCAGAAATTGACCTAGTGCCTGTTACATGCCCTAAAGGCGTGTTAACACTACCAAGTGTTTCTGGCGTTAAGTAATTAAGATTATTCTCAATACTTATGCTACCACCAGTCAAAGTTACAGCAAAAGTGATATCACTATCTCCTAAACTACCTTTTGTACCTGTAGTTTCGGAAGCGTCATACACGATTGTTAAATCTGTTAGCTTTTGTCTAATATAGTTGCTTGATGAGGAAATCCCTTCATTAATTAAACCGAGAGTAGTTTCACCACCACCAGTTGTTACTAAAGAAGCTGCTTCTTCAATTGTTTTTCCGTTTCCGGACCAGGCTACTTGTGCAATACCATCAATATCGAAATCGATTGTAGCAGAACCGACTGAACAGTCTGCTAGTTTATAGACGGTTACTCCATCTGTGCCTGTTGTATATGTTGTACCCTCAGTATCCTTGGAAGCACCAAGAACAAAAAATAGGTCAAATACTCCGATTGTTACTTTGTTTGAATTTGCGAAATCAAATGCGTTAGGTTCGTGAGTTGCAGGATTAAATGTTCCTGATTCACCAACTGCACCCATATAATTCTCAGCGCCCATAGCAGCCCATAGTGGGCCTTCTACTGCAAACTTTTTAGCTGCTCCAGCATGTAGTCCTGCATCTGCTGCAACTGAACCAGCTGCTGAAGTTGTAGGTCTCATGTAAGTACTAAAGCTCCATTCTGCTGGTGCAAAAGAATCGGTAAACATTGCTCTACCTCTCTTACTGTACCCAGATGCGCCTGCTGCTTCATTCAAAGTTACTTCTGTCGTATTTGTTCCCTGACTGAATGAAAATCCATCCAAAACAGGAATTTCATAAACTGCTGTGTTGGCGGTTGTCCCGTCAGCACTCCACTTCATAAAAACTTTTGTATCTCTACTAAAGAAAAATGACATTTTATATCTCCATTAATATCGAATCTCGCAGGTGATTTCTCCTACACCCAGAGGTTCCAATACGCCTTCATCTGTATCCACAGTAGCAATTGTTGTTTGCACTGTAGTATGAGATGTTCCTGTTGAGTCTGTGTAAGTTAAGGGATCATTATCCTCCAACACAGTTTCAACGTCTTCTAACAATTCTTCGAGAGCTTCTACGACATCATTGTCATCTGAAACATAACATCGAACTGTTATTGTTAAAAATCTAAATCGAAATCCACCACCATCGTATTCTCTGGTTTCCGCTCCTGCTCCAACATGAATAGTTGGAAATTCATTTACTTCATCCCAGAATTTAAGTCTACGCTCTACTGAGGCAACTGAAGTTCTAAATGGAGCTTGTCCGTTTATTCCTTCTAGTGCTAAACATATAGATTCAACTATGGCTCTACGACGCGACGAATATCTTCTTGCTGTTGTTGAGTCCATTATACTCTCCTAGTTTTTATAAATTTACTTTGCATTGCTTGTGCAACGATTTCTCTAATTGTTTGCCCAATTATTTTTCTTGGGTCTCTTTGGGTACTTCCCATTTTATTGCCTGGTTCAAACGTTTCATAAGGGTTTCTCATGTAAGTATAATCTGCACTTAAACCGCCTCTCGGCCCTTGCATTACTTGTGTAACTCGGGCTGAGTTTGCAAATCTGCCTGTTCTATATCTAAGAGCAGGTGGTTGCATTTTCATTGCCACTGCTTGTGGTAGTACTGAATTTATCAAATTCTTTAAAGCTAAAGGATTCATTTGCTGTTTGGCTATTCCCTCTCTTGCTCTTTGATTATTTGACTTTTTATGTCTTTTTGTACCACTACTTCTTGCTTTACTTGTTTTTGTTTTTATAGAACCTGCTAGTATTGCTGCTTCAATAGCTTTTGACATTTCTTTTTCACTGCCACCTGCTTTTTGTAATCTTTTATTAACTTTTAAACGCATATTTGGTTTATTCCACCATTTCAAATTTAAAAGTTCTTTTATTGCAATAGCACCTACTAATTCTCCACTTCTTTGCGTTAAACCTTTAGAAGCTATATAATCCTGGTTTGCACTAGCTGCTATTAAATTTTCCACTAGTTTGTCTAAAACATCTTCAAGATTCTTTTTATCAGCATGGCTCATTAAGCCTTGATGAACGTCTCCTCCTAGTGCCATGCCTATCTCTATAGTATTATTTAAACTAAGTATATCACTTATTTTTACACTATTTATTGTAAATTCAGCATCTAAACCACTTATTATATCTGCATGTGCCTTACTATACATAGCAGGACTTTTAATATTACTAGGTATTTTTGCTCTTGAAGGGTCTATATCTCTTAAAGCTTCTACTACTGCTACTAAAGGTGCTGAAGTATCATTATTGGCTCCTGTAGGAACTCCTGCTGAATCTTTACTTGCTATTGGTCCATGTAGTCTTCTAAATCTATGTTTTCCACCTTCTTTTGCTCCTGGGACATAGTTGCCTCTTCCTTTAAACTTACCCATAAATGTTAAAGAATGTCTTAAAGCATTTCTAAATAATTCTCTATGCACTTTTAAATTAGCAGGGTCATTTGGCTCTGCACTCATTCCTGCATAAGTTACAGGGATAGAATTAGCATTTACTCCCAATCCTTTAGGAAGTAGTCTAAGGTCTGTGAAACCTCCTCCTGGAATATAACACGCCAATTTCTTATTACTTCTAGGTAATGTTCTACCATCTGGTCTGTTTCTCATTCCTGCATATTTCTTCATTTTTGGAAGAACTTTTGTTTTTGAGCCAAAAGTATATACTTTATAACCTGCTCTTTTATGCGCACCAATTATATTCTTTCTAGTATAACTTGTCTTTGCTCCATGAGCTGCTGCACCTTTAATTGTTTTTAACTCTTTTTGAGTTAATCCTATAGTGTACCTGCCTTGCTCTAAATGCTGTAATAAAGAATTATAAATTTCATCTTGAATTAGTGATCTTTCAAATAACATTTCTACTACGTAGTTAGTATACTGTAATTCTCTTAAATTAGTTCTACTAAGTGCTGTCTGTAGCTGTTCTCTAATAGCCGATACTGACATTAAATAACTACTTTATATAAATCAAGTACCCTTTTTATATGGTCTGGAAAATCAGTACTATTTCTTATTCCTGCAGTTCCTTGATTTTGTTGGACAGCTCCGCCCAAACTTCTTCTTTCTTTATGCTCATCTTTTATGTAGTAATTAACTAAATCAAATAAAGCTAACTGTAAATCTCTAGGTGTTGAAGCATATCCTGCCCTGTATGTAATCTTTACAGCACCTACACCTCTTGCCCAATGTATCTGATTACCACCTGCATTAGTTCTAATGATTGCATCGGCTTCTTCATCAACATAGTACTCGTATTTAGGTACAGTAAGTTCTGTATAACTATCTGAATAGTTTTGTCTTTCTTCTACTTTTGTTACAGAAACTATAGGACTTTCACTCACAATTATGGTGTTAGTAAAGTTATCTTCAATTGTAAAAGTTTCAACTTTGTCTGTGGAGAAAAAGTCTACAAAACTTGTTCCGCAATACTTCTTAACTAAATCAGATACCTGAGGTACTATAACATTTAAACGATCATCATCCTTCTCCCCTCGAAGGCCTTCTGCGTCTTTATATTCGTTTACTGTTATTAAGTCTGCCATAGTTAAAAAGGGTGGGTTTTAAGGAAACCCACCGAAAACCTGTAATTAGCTATTAACTAGCTGCTGCGTACTTCCATCCGTGTACTGTGTGTGCGTTCTCAATTAATTCGGCAAAGCCCAATCTTTGTGAAGCTACTAGTACTCTTCTTTGGTTTGCTACTTCGTAGTCAGATTCTATTGTTACACCTCTTAGTCTAGGCATTACATAGTTTCTTGGGTATACTGCGATAGCACCAGTTTTTGAAGCTGCTTTAGAAGCGAACTCATCACATAAAATGACTCTAGAGCCAAATACTTGTCCGATTTCACCACTTAGTTTAGTAGCCATGTCGCCAACTAGGTTAGCGTCTTGGAACTCTGCATCTTCAAGTAGGTTGTAGTAACCTTCTTGTGAAACAAGATAGACAACTTCTGATGGATTAACACCATATTTGCCCATGTTCTTTCTTAGACCTAATAGGTCTGCTGCAGTTAAAGCATCGCCTGCTGCAAAGATTCCACCTGAACCGCCACCGACGTCTACAGTGTTATATGAACTATTGCTTGCATGCTCAATCAAACCTTCAAATGAAGCTGCTGATGTACCATATACACCTTCAGCATTGTCACCTGCTAAGATAGCGTTCTCGATACCTCTTGCATGTGCTCTTACCATTGACTCTCTAATTAAAGGGAGGATAGGCATGATTGCATCTTCTTCAGTCTCGTTACCTAAGTAAGATTGTGAAATTAGCTTTTTGGTTGATAATGTAACTTCTGTTAAGTCAACACCATCATTAGCACCTATAGCGGCACCTCTAGCTTCTAAGTTTCCTTTTGGATTACTTCCACCAGCTGTTTGTGCTGATGTAAACTCAGCATAACCAGCGTCTGGTAATACTGGGATAACCATATTAGCAGAATTCATTTGAATTTCTCTAAATAATGGGGCTAATACTAGCTCATTTTGGATATCTCTTTCAATTGATGTTGATACTAACTGTTCAAAGTTAGCTGAAGATACTTCTACACCTGCTTGAGTATTAACTTTTTCCATAACACTTTTAGCATAGTTTGTATCCCAACCTTTACCAGTAGCTAAACCAGCAAATTTTGCATCCATAACATCTTGTTCAAAGTCTTTCTTCCAGTCGCCGTTACCATTTCTATTAGCAAAAACTCTTTTAGATTCACGAATATTCATGATTTCTTCTGATTTCTCAGCGAGTTGCTTTTCTAGGCTATCGACTACTGATTTTAAGTCTTCTTGTTTTTCATTGACTCTAGTTTCTAGGTCGTTCATTAGCCTTTCAGCTCCTGTCAAACCAGCTTCCACTATAGTTTTTGTTTCAATTTCCTTTGCTTCTTGAACAGCTTTTTCGTTAGCTTCCACTTTAGCTTGCTTTTCAGCCGCCTCAGCTTGTGCTTTTTCGTCTGCTGCCTTCTGTTCGGCTTGCTTCATCGCAATTTTAGTCGCAGTATCTTCTGCTACTTTTTTTGCAAATGCTTCAAGATCGATTGAAGTTTCAGGAGATTTTCTTTCTTCTGACATATCAGTCTCCGTTGATGAGGATTTCTCCTCGCTTGGCTGCTCAATTTTAACAGCATCTGCTGGTGCAGTTGAGTTAGCCTGTAATATTTGTTTTTGGTACTTTCTGTACTCTTCCATAGAATCAAAAGACTTTGCTAGTCCAAAGGTTGCCCCTTGGTTACAAGGTACTGATACTACAGATACTTCGAAAAGTTCCGCGTCTTTTATTTTGTATCCATCGGTTTCAGTCATATATTCAGAGTCTTTACATCTGAATCCAACTGAAAATGCTCCGAGGACACCATCTTTCACCAAATGAGTAATGTCACCTGCGGCTTTTGATATCTTTGCAGTTATCTCTAAACCTTTGTCTGTGACTTGTAAATCCGTTGCTCTACCGATAGGTTTGTTATAATCATGGTTAAAAAGTATAATTGGATTACCTTTAAAGTTTTCCAATCCGCCTTTCATCCATGCTTCGCTTTCGATTATATCTCCAGCTCTATCTAGTGCATTTGTACTTGCAGAACCTTTGATGTTTATTCCACCATCGTCGGTTTCGCCTAAAGATTTAAAAGTACTCGTCCATTGATAAATTTTATTTGACATCTTTTTTCTCCACTTTCACAGTCTTTTTAGGAGCAACTTTTTTAGGTGCTGCCTTAACTGGCTTTGGTAGATTAACAGGATGTCGTTTTGCTACATACGATAAAATTCTATTCCAGCTACCGATTTTTCTACGTAAAACGTAGTCAAATACTGGAACATCGTTACCATATGATTTGTATTCAGCTAATGTCATTGTTTCAACGCCTTTTGACGCCATAAAGTCTGAAAAAGCCTTTACCATCATATCTTTTGTCATAATTATTCTTCCTCGCTTGGCGGAGTTTCTTTTGGCCTGCCGCCTTCTTCTGGGTTGACTGCTGAACCTGCGATATTTGCAGGAACTCTTGGTGAATCAAACCCTTCGATTGTTTCAAGTCGTAACGCCTCCCGTGCTTCATTCGGTGTCATTATACCTGTATTCACAAGTGTGGCGTAATAGCCTGCTTGGTCTCTCAATTCTGGTTGAAGAGCAGGTATATCTGATACATTCTCATCAAGTTTGAAACCGAAAAATCTCTCGAAAGCATATGCTATTTTAGTAGTAATAGGTAATATGGTTTCTAAATAAAACAAACGGTGGTTAGGTCGCAAGTTTGCGTTATTACCACTGTCCATTAAAATTGGAGGAATACCTAAAGCTTTTAGAATTATCTTTTCGTTTGAAGCAATTCCTTCTTGAAAGTCTAAGTCTTTAAAACTAATTTCTGTTAAGTTTTCCACCTCTAATCCACCGTCTAAAAACAATGGTCGTCTACCACCTGACTGTGGATTGTATCTAGCAACCCATGCCTGTAACATTCTTTCTTTAATTTTCTCAGAAAGAGTATTTGGTGATTTTAAAACTAATCCAGGTACTGCTCCATTCTTGAAGAAGTTATCCTGAAATCTTCTCATGCTACCTAGTAACTGCATAGTTCTAAGTGCTGGTTTTAATCTAGGTACTCCTCTATAAATAGATTTAAAGGAGTTTTCTTTAATATGTATAATTTCTGAAGGCTTGTAGTCTATAGTATTATCATATGAAAACTTTTCAATGTAAGTGTTATCATCAGTATGTATAGTTA